GTTTGCTACCAGACCGTAACGTGTCTTGAAGCCGATCTTTGGCTGGAATGTACCAGTATCGACTGCACGAACCATTTGCAGCGGTACGTATGGGCAGTAGAACATACCAGCATCGTATGCGTTTGTGCCTTTGTAACCAACTACAGCAAATTCGGATGTTGAACCAACTGGGAAGTATGGATCAATGTAGACTTTGATACGACCAAAGATTGTACCAGCAAAAGTGTTGCCTGTATCGTCAACTGTCAGTGATACTTGACCAGCAAGTGCTGAGTTGTAGTCAAGGATACCAGCCATCGCCAGAGCAGATGCTACGTCTGAAGAACAGATAACGATGTTACCTTTACCACGACGAGTTGTCTTAGCGATTTGGTTTGCTTCACGCTCAATCTGGAATGCCAGACCTTTGATCTTTTCAACCATCCAACGACCGTTTGAGTCTGTGTCAAGGTTGAATGCACCAGCAGTTGTTGTACCTGCTTGGCAACCTGGCTTAGCGATTCTGTAGATTGTACGGATAACTTCACGGTTGATTTCAGCAAGAATTTCAGCGGACAGAATGTTAGCCAGTTCTGTTTCAGCGTCAAGACCATGAACTGCTTTCAAGTCTTGTGCAAGTTCCATTGAGTATTCTGCTTTCAGCGCACGTGTGCGAGCTGTTACAGTGACTTTCTCAATTGAGAATGCCATTTCTTGGAATGTGTTACCAGCAGCGCCATCACCCAGTGCTTCAGCAGAACCAGTTGTCATAGCACCAGTTGGAGCAGCGTTACCAACGAACAGATAGTCTGTTGTGTTACCAGCAATGTTCATTGAAGAAGCAACGATTGCACCGTTAGCACCTGAGAATGCTGTGTTTGCTTCGTTGTAGAATGCTTCTGTACCGCCTTGACCAGCATAACGTGTACGCATCGCAAAGATCAGGCCTGTAGGACCTGTCATTGGCTGAACGCCGCAAACGTCATAAGCGATCAGGTTTGGCAGCGAACGACGAACCAGGCTGATCAGAATTGGGTCAAAACCAGCAACAGGACCAGCAGCAGCAGCACCGCCACTGAAACCACCTGTACCAGCAAAGTTAGTTGGTGAACCTGCTTCGTTAAGAATATGACCTTCTTTGATCATTTCCTGTGCTTGGTTCTCCAGAATTACCGCTGTAACTGCTTTACGGTATGGATCTGCAATGGCAGGCATGTCTGGGTGATCCAGAACTGCATCCCATTTCTTTTGTAGATTTTCAGACAAATACATTTAGTATCTCCTTTTGTTATTATTTAAAGTTTGATTTTTGAAATCGCTTGTACAACCGAAGCAACGTATGGGTCAGCAGATACTTTCTTATCGCTACCATCGTCTTCTACTTCTTCATGAAGTTGTGCAACATCGGCTTTCTTAACGCCTGATGGGAAGTAGTTCTCACGAATTGTCTCAAGTTTTTCAACGAACTCTTCCTCTGTGGAGAATTCTACACTCTCTGCAAGTGCTTTGATTTTTTCTACTTGAGTTGCTGTGAGACCTTCACATACTTCATTTACGAGTTGTACTTTAATTGCCTCAGTAAGTTGTTTCTTATACTGAATATTGGCTTCAATTTCTTCATTCAGTTTAACTTCCAGTTCTTCGACTTTAGATGCAAGTTCATCTACCAGTTCGACTTTATCTTCTGGAACGTTGATGTAGTTTTCGGCAAACAGATTACGCAGACCAGCAATAAAGTCTTCAGTGATTTCTGAACGCAGACCGCTTTCGATAGCGATTTCGTTCTCTTGCATCCACTGCTCTACTACGTAGTTCAGGTAATCATCTACCTTTTCTGTAAGTTCTGCTTTGATTGACTCAACGGCTTCAGCCAACATGCCAGCATATTCTGCTTCCATTTGCTCTTGAATCTGTGCAACACGGTCGAATACACGTGCTTCAAAGATTGTAGCAGCCTTTGTTTTGAAGTCTGGAGAGATTGAAGAATCGTCGGCAAACAATGAAGCAACATCTTCTTTGATTTGTGACTTGATTTCTTCAATTGCTGTTTCGTCGTCGATCAACTCTTCGTCTTCACGATCTTCTTCTTCAGGCATCATATTTGTACCTGAACCGTACTTCATGTTCTTGTCGCCAAGTTGAACATCGCTTGATGCTGCTGAAGGCTTAGTTGTAGGTGCTGCTGCACTCTTAGCATTGCCTTTGCTTGACAACTTGTTAGAATCATCAGTAGGTTTGTTGTTCTGTGGTGTAGGACCGCCCAAATCTTCAGGTGTTCCAGGATTGCCTGGAGGTGTATTCTGAGTTAATTTAGGCATTGGCATACCAGGAGCAGATGACTTGCTTCCTGCAAGAATTTCTGCCGCTGCTTCCATGAGTTTGTTTGTTGCCATTGAATATCTCCTTATGATTTCTTATTTATAAATTTTAAAGTTTTCGTAGGAAGTTTTCGAAAAGTTGCAATCCAACTGTTTCAATATCTCTGCGTGATGCTTTACGAATTTGCTGTTTAGCATGATCGATATGAGACTCGACAAACTTTCCTTCTACGAATAACCATTCTTTGTTCTCCATAATGCCCTGAACGAAAGCGCCAGGAGCAGAAGGATCAGCAACGATATCAGCAGCAGTTGCAAGTCGCAGGTCATCTTGTACTAGATTATAACCCTCTTTTGTCATAACGACGGAACCCAAAGCACGTGATGAAACGCCAAGGCCGACACCAGACTCAATAAGATTCTTAGCGATCAAACCGTATGGTGTCTCCATAATCAATGCTTTACCCACAAATGTATTACCATTCTCTACCAAACTTGTAATTTTGTGTGACACACGTTCTAGATTGATTGATGGTGTGTCGGGATGTCCAAGTTCACCAAGCGCACGATTTGTATTAATATATTCTTCTGTGTATCGTGCAACTTCATTTCGAAGTGTTTCCATTTTGTACTTACGATTGTTGCGATTGACTTCATCGCCAACCAAAAATATGCCTTCAATGTAAAGATTCTTTTTACCGTTTTCCGTTTTTTCGGTAAGATATCTTACGTTTTCAATATGTTCTTTAATGAGTTTCATTATAGACTGACTCCTGTATATGGATCTACATTGTATGTCGCATACTTGGCAAGATGTAAAATTACTGTACCGCCCGTATTGATTTCGATTACAATGCTTGAAGTATTATTATTGGCAACTGAGTAACCGTATGAATCAAAATCCATATCACCGCCATTTAGCAGTGCTAACAGAGGCACTCCGTTTCTTGTGATACGAACGCTGCCGTTTGTTGACCACAAAACATGTTTGATGTCAGCAGCAGTAACAGTTTCGGTTGTAGCATTTGCTCTTAAATTATTAAGAGTAATAGTATATGTTCCCGCATCGACTGCACGAACAATCGATGAGCCTCTTAGAGTATTGGTAATTTCAAATGGCATTTTATTTTAGTCCCATTGCTTGACGACGGCGCATTGACATCTTTCTCTTTAACAATGTGCGTCTTAGTTTACTTTTTCTTGTAGTCTTCCAAGAACGTTTTAACAAACGTGCTTTACGTAATCTTACTGTTGCTGGTATACGTTTAATTGTATTACCAGAAATGCGATAACCTTTGATACCTGATTTGCGTACATTTCTTTGTACAACAATTTTACCTTTTTTGTTACGACGAATGCGACGGCGTACTTTTGTAATACGACCCATCTTTTGAATGTTTGGATTGCGTTTCTTAGCCGCTTCTTCCAATACTTCTTCGTCTACTTCAATCTCTTCATACATCGCATCAACGACATATGGCTTTGCTTCTTCTAGTCTTACAGAAGCAATATCGTCTAAACGTGCAAAGATTAACTCTTTGGCTTCGTCTAGCTTATTCTGTAGAATTAGTTCTACAAAATTCATAGAGTTTTCCAAACGTTGCTACAGACTCAGTTAATTGTTGCCAGAAATATTCTTTACTGTCTTCTTCTAACTGACCGTATGTGTTTATAATTTGTTGTTTTGTTTCTTCGTTCAGATTAATTACATTACCATCATTGAGTAATAACTCTTCTGCTTCTACCAATTCTTTGATATATTCTTCTGCTTGAATTGGTGCATCCATAGGCATACCATATGGCACACTAAACACACGCTTTAACTTATCACTCCAATACAGAGCAATACGTGTGCCGTCTGGATATAATCTTACTGCTTTACGCTTGATTACTAATACTATCGGAGGGTCTGGCACTAATGGTGTGTCCATACGTGCTTCATCAAGTTCTACTTCTTCACGAACTACTTGTCTTGCTTTACCATAAATCTGTTTACTTGAAACTAAATCTACCATGCGATTGAAAAGATTACGCATAATCTCACGGTCAGCATTGTTAAACTGTGGTCGTTCTTCACCCATCTTATCTAAGATTTTGTGAATACGTGCCAACTGTGCTTTGTTTGCCAACCCTGCACGAACAAGCGCATCAAACTTAGAGTAGTCTGATTTCTCTTCTTCTACAATAGATTTAAATTCCAGTAAAGACTTCATTCTTGCTCTACGGTTTCTTCATCGCTGGTAACTTCTTCGTCGCCTTGCTCTTTCCCGCCAAATAAAGTAGAAGCGATTTCTTGCTTACGGCCTTGCAGCGCATCGAACGCTTTTGCGGATAAAACATTTTCTATACCTTCTTTTGCCGCTGCGCTATCACCAGCGGCAATGTTGTTAATGATGTCTTGTAATTCCATAATAACCCCTTTTATCTGCGTCTATTATTTATACTGACCACTGACTTGTTTACCTCGTCATCAAGACCGGGTGTCAATGTCTCTTCTGTTTCTTCAGTATTTTCAATTGTATTGTCTTCTGGTTCTGCTTGTGGTGCAGCACCTTGTGGCGGTCCACCCAACACAGGACCTTGCATGTCATCTGGCAACGTGTCTTTCTCTTTTTGTATTTCTGCTTGCATTGCCTCAATCTCTTCGTCTGTCATCATGAGAACTTTGTTCATTACATAATTATTGGAGAAGTAACGACCAACAAATGGGTCAACTTGACTTACCATTTGCAATCTGTTTTGCAACAGTTCTGCTTCACGGAGTTCAGTAAAGTTATTGTCTTTACGGAAGTCGTAGTAAATATCTTCTTTGAATTTATCCCACTCTTCACGTGTACAAATACCTTTGAGTACCAATTGTACTTTCAGTGCTTCATCAAAGATTTGTGAGAACTTGTTACGCAGACGTACAACAAACTTGGCAAACTTTAGTTCATCACGTGTAACTTCTTGTGAACGACCAAGACCCGCTAAACCACCTTCTTGTGATTCAAGTCTTGAATATGGTACGTTTAGAGATTGTAAAAGTTTCTTTTGAAAATATTTTACGTCTTCCAGTTCACCTAAGTTTTGACCAGCAGGCAGTGTGGTAATCTCTGTACCTTTGCCACCTTCACGGCGTGGCAGCCAGAAATCTTCAAGCATCGACATATGTTTACGTTCATCACGGATCTCACCTGTATTGGCATCATAGACCAACTTGTTACGGTACTTGATCATGATGTCACGCAGATATTGCTCTGCTTTACCACGTGGTAAATTACCCACATCGATGTAGAATATGCGGCGTTCTGGCGCTCTTGAAATACGGTAGATAACAATCGCATCTTCAATCATTCTAAGTTGATTGAGTGGCTTGATTGCTTTGTGCAGATACGAAATAACAAATGTATTTTTGGCATCCATTAGACCAGAGTTCACATTGATGATTGCATCGGGTGCAATACGAATGCCTTGACCTACATTTGATGTGAATGTTTGAGTTGTTGTGCCACGATCATTGTAGACATAGTATTCAGCAACCGATACAACAACCATTGCGCCTGTTTTAGGGTCACGGTCTTTTTTAATCTCACGCACTTTACGAATCTTGCGTGGATCAATGTATCTAAGTTCTTGAATACCTTCTTTTGGATTTTTGTCGTTGACTACAATATGATAAAATACACGACCGTCAATGTACCAACGTTTGAAAACATCATCGGCCAAATTACTAAAGTTCAACATCTTTAATACTGTGTTGAACTCTTCGATAATTTTTTTCTTGATTGTTTCTGGTTGTTTTAGATTGTCTAGAACAATGTCAACCACTTTACCCTGATCGTCGTGTGTAATGGCTTCATTGACGATTTCATCAATTGCCATTTGACATTCGGGGTGATTTGACATCTCACGATATCGTGTGATAAGTTCTATTTCGTTTCGAACAGAACCTTCAAGGTCAACATAGGTACCGTAATACGCATTTTGCGTAACGGTAACTGCACCATCATCTACGGTTGCGGAAGGCAGCGCAAAGGATGCCTGTTCGGGCTTCTCAGCCTTGACGACATCCTTCGAGCCTATTGTAAAGCCGAAAAGTTTAATTGCCATTAAAAATCATCCTATATTAAAAAGTAGGGCGGCTGCCCTACTCTTAGACCACACCATCTGCAACTGCTTCCCACCACTGGTAGGTAAGTGTTACAGAAAACTCTTCAATCGTATCATTTGAACCCCAATCAACATCAATTGGAGTGATGTCGGAAGGGAACATACCTACAAATTTATATTTTTTAATTGCACCACCCGCTTTACCAAATTGCGTAACTTCACCATCTTGTGTATAACCTAGTGGTGTAGTTGCAACTGGATTGCGAACGTTTAGATTATGACTATTAATGCCATTCATCCAACGCTCGAAAGCATTGCGAATAACAAAATCTTCATCGTTGATGATTGTTACTGTCCAATCAGCAAAAGTACGATTACCAACAAACTTTAATTCACGGCCAAAGTATTGAACTGGCACAACACCCAGAGTTGAACCTGGAAGTTGTGCTGTCTTACACATGAACGTCATTTTTGTTTGTGCGTTTCCTGGAAACGAGAATGCAGGAAACGGCATACTTACCTCAAATAGATTTGGGCGGGCACCGTCACCTGTTAGTTGTGAACGGAACTGATTTACGTTAAATGCCATTTAATTTTCTCCTGTTTCTCTTTTATTTAGACTGAACCTACTACCTCATTGAAACTTACGCCTGTGCGTACCGCCACGAAGTTAAGTTGAATGAAGTTGATAGAACGAGCAGGTTTGATATAAATGTCACCAACAAACTCATTGCGATCAATAATTTCTGCTGTGTTGTTAGTGTCGTCACAGACTACACGGAAGTCGGTGATACCACGACGACCTTGAACATCACGTAGATATGGTTCAACTAGAGCAACGAATGCCGCACGTGTGAACTGATCGTTGAATTCGAACAGAGAGAAACGTGCTGCACGTGCAATTGCTTTTTCAATTGTGATAAACAAACGACGAACATTGATGCGATCAAATGCACTTGGTTTTGCAAGCATTGTTTTATCACCATAAAGAACAGTGCCTTCACCTGGGAACGAAACAACAGGATTAATACCTTTGAGATACATTGTATCACGTTCTGCTTTGGTTGGATTCCATGCAAGTTTAATTACATTCTTGATGACACCACGATTCATACCACCTGGTGAGAACCAAGGATCACGTTCATTATCTGTACGTACACATACACCAGCAATATCACCGTTTAGTGGAATCCAACGATAAACATCATTGTATTTGTCGTACTGATACTTGTAACCAGAATCGATTACTGCATATGAAGATGATGTGAGTGTATCACGGTATGCAGTAACATCAGTTGCTTCATTACCAAAATTATCAACAACGTCTGCTTTTTCTGGCGAAATAAATGCAACACAATCTTTACGGAATTCCGCAATATTGCTAATAACGTGCGTAGCAATCGTGCTGTTACCTGTACCAGTTACAAGTAATGATACATCAACTGCTTCGGCATTTTTAAACAGATCCCATGCAGTTGTAACTTGTGATGAGCCTACTGAACCATCTGCACCATTTGATAGTGAGTATTCTACATTTGCTGTTGTTGTTTTAAATGAAGATGCATTAGCAGTAGAACCCCATGCAGTACCAGAACTTAGATTTGCTGTTGCTGGATGTGCAACCCACCATACGTACTTTGATCTGTTTGAAACAACATTCTTGTAATAGTTGCTGTTACCTGAATCGTCTTTTGCATCGGATGCTTTTGAAACGAATGCGTATTTTTCAAGAACTGTACCTGCTGTACCAGACCACAAACCGTCTTCGTCAACAACAACGATATGAACTTCGTCATTTGCACCACCACGGCTTGCAACATATGCCGATGTTCCGGTGTTTGCATTGAATTGAGAACGATATGGCCATGATGCAAATGTGCCTAAATCGGCCACCGAAACTTTTAATGAGTTACCCAGTGCGCCAGGAAATTTTGCTGCCCAACCACCATATGCGCCATCGGCATATCCGCTGTGATTGTCTGACCAGTCATCTTCGTTTTTGATTACTAAAGCCCCGCCGTTTGCGGTAGCGTTGTTAGCACCACCTGGTGTGGCACGAACGATTTTTAGATTGTTACCATATGCTAGGAAGTTCGCTGCGGAGAACCAATATTCATAATTAACGCTATCTGGTTTGCCGAATGTGTCCACTAGTCGAACTTCATCGGAAATAGTTGTTACAACACCACATGGTCCCCAATTAAAAGGTCCTACAAATGCGCCAGTAGAAGTGGCAACTGAAGGAATAACTGTAGTCAGATCGATCTCTGATACATTCACTCCAGGTGATAATTGAAATGCCATTGGATTTCTCCTTTTATTGTTGGGTCAATATTCTTTTTATTGTCTATTTAGTTTTTTACAAACTTGATGATAAATAACCCGCAGGTGGCTCCCACATATCTCCATCTTCCACTTCCATCTCTCTACGCAGACCGTCTTCAATAAAACCAAACGGCAGCATACTTTCTTCACCTAATAGATTCTGTTCTTCTAGCATTATCTTTCTTATGTCAATTCGTGTCTCATCTTTGAAGAAAGTCTGTGCTGTCAACCACGCATAAAGTACCAAACCCATCACGATGTCGTCGTTGTTACCTTCTTCGGCAGCATAAGAGTCTTTTTTACGTACAAAAGTATTCAATTCGGCGATGGTATCAAAGTCATTTATGATAAGTTTGTCATTTTCAATCAGCGTCTTGAGGTTAGCACAACCAATTTTTTTGACTGATTTTGTTGTCTTTACACCAAAAGCAACCGAACGTTTGAATCCGGCAGAGATACTCTGACCTTTGATGTGATGATGCTCTAACTTATAGATGTTCTCATATTCTAAATCATAGTGAAGAATATCTACCACCTGCTGACCCACATTGTTTGTTTCAATTAACACGTAAGACTGATTGTAACGATTGGCTAAAGCGTATATGACTGTAGGTAAGAACAATAGCGGCAACTTATTGTTGCGATATCGTGCAACTTGCTTGTATGGTGCTTCAGTAGCATCCACAATATTGACTGTATGATAGTCTAGTGCTACGCCTTCTGCACAATCTACAGTAGCAATGTAGATACGTCCGGGGCGTGGATCTTCATAGATAAAGAGATTACCGTCATCTTCAATTCGCATTGGGTCATAAAAAGCAAGTGAACGCAGTTTAGAACCAGAAATAAGTGTTGCTGAAGAACCGATAAACTCTGTCTCAAATTCTTGACGGAACTGTTCTTCAGAAGTGTTCCGTATCGTTTCTTCTTTCCATTTTTCATCACGACCTGGCACCATTGACCAGTGAATCTCAAGTGTCTTATACAATGAACGACCTTCCATTGCATCCATCCACATCTTGTAGAACAGATTCAGACCGTTTGGTGTAGAAACAATAATTACTTTAGATGTTTTACCAGATGAAATAACAGGGTAAGTAGAAGTGAAGAAGTCTACTGCCATGTTGTGTGGTACGAACGCAAATTCATCAAGGAAGATTAGATTGTATGAACCACCACGAACACCGGCTGCTGATGTTGCATACGCATAAATCTTTGAGCCGTTTTCTAATTCAATCGAACGTTTGTTCCAGTTAATGATGCCTTGCTGAAGCCACATGGGTAGATACTCATATGCTTTCTGTATCTTAGCTAAAATGTCTTGTGCAAGTTGAAGTTTGTTAGCAAGAATACCAATTACAAACTCTTCATTAAACAGTGCAGACCAAAGCATGTAACCAACAGTCGTAGTTGTTTTACCAACCTGTCGTGGCATCTTTGCAATGACAAAACGATTGTTATGAAATTGTGTGACCATCTCTTCCTGAAATGGCCACATATCAAAAGGCACAAGGCCTTTATCTACGTTGACAATCTTAACGTAGGTGCGAATGAAATACACCGGATCTTCGGTGCATTTTACAATTTCTTTTAATTGTTCTTCGGTATAGGATATTTCAACACCGACTCTTTTAAGTCGGGC